TATCCTGGTGTACGTAAGAAAGGCACTAAGAACAAAGTTGGTCTTATTGAAGCATACGAAGACAAAGGCACTAAAGGCTACAACTGGAATAACATGATGTTACAGCGTTGGACTGATCATGAAGGCGTAGAGCATCGTGTGCTAGATGATTACAATCGTAATGTTGTGCTTTGCGACTTGACTGCACAACCTGCAGACATTAGAGAGATTATTAACACAACTATTGCAGAACATGCAACGCCTAAAGACATTAGTCAAGTAGGCTTGCGTCTTATGAAGTTCTGTGCAAAGTGGGATATGCAACGTATTGCAGACCAGGCACAGGCTTATGCAGAACCATTACAAGCGAGGTACCCAGCATGACATTAAAAGCAAAACCTGTATTAAAAGATAAGTTTTGGATTATCGAAAATGATGAGCAACGTATAGGAACAATGTCGTGGAATGATGACAGGTATATGTTTTCTACTTCAGGCGAGACGTGTTTCTTTGACAACAAACGAGATATGAAACAACGTTTTGGCACCGACATCGTATGGACTGACATTACTCCTAATACAACGACTGATGATCACAGTACTAAGACAATACACGGATTTCCTACTAGCGTAAGTCCTTATAATACAATGTATGATGTAAAGCGTAAACTTCCTTTGTTTACTAAAAGTGACAAATCTAAAAGTGCATATTGTGCAGGCTATTATATTATTGAGTTTGAAAAAGGTTGGGTTAAAAGTTTTTGTCCTAAACTTATTACAATTGAACGTTATAACTTTAAAGGCCCATTTAAATCAGAAATAGAAATGCGTCAGGAGTTATCACGTGCAACCCGTTGAACCTTTAAACACTATATCTCTACAACAGTTTTTACAACAAGTTAAATCTGCTGAAAATTCGCAGGCGCGAGAAGTAAAGATGTCAATACAACAAGCAAAAAACTTAGCATTTACAATTGGTGCTGTTATGAGTCGATTACACGGCGACTTAGAAAAACTTGTAGCAGAATCTAAGAATAGTAATGATGAAGTGATACAAGTTAACTTAGATGGTGGTTCTAAATTTTAATATACGTAGATAACTTTTAAAAAAGATAAATATATGCGTAGTTAATTAAAAGGAATTACGTACATGAGTCGTCCCAAGCCAACAGTTATTTTAGAAAATATTAATAGCAAAACCTATAAAAGCGAACAAGTACTAGAAGCAGATGCTATATGGGCTGTATTTTACTTAGAAAAGCCATTTAATCTTAAAAGTGCAAATGCACTTACTAATTATCCTGGACCTAAGTATAAGAAGACTAGCTTTAGTAATCCAGGACATGCACATAATCTTGCTAAAAAATTAAACGATCTGTTTAAATGCCAAGACTTTAAAGTATACAAGCTTACTGTAGGTGAACTGGTTACAGAAGAATGAACTGGAAAGAGACATATACTAAGCTCTTTTTGAAAGAACTTGGTAAAAGTACAAATCCTGCTACAGTAAGTGAATATATGCCCTTATGGTGGAAGAACAACAGAGATAAAGACTCCGGTGGGTTGAGACTAACCGAAACAGGATTCGATGTACTAACTCTAATAGACTTAGCAACATATGACATACCATATCCAAGAGATGTACCATTATCTACTCAAGTAATCATACATCTTGACAAGTTTATTGACTGTCCGTACTATCTAACTAATAGAAGTATTGTTGTAACAAACGAAAAGAAAGCAGTTGAACTCACTCTTTTCAGTGGAGATTTACGCAAATATGGCCTCACAAAGGCAATCACTAGACAAAATAAATCCTAAGTCGTTGTTTTTAAACAAGTTCTTTTTTTAGAAAATGGTTGACAAATCCTGTAGATGTGTTATTATATATGTATAGTTTAAATAAAGCAACGCAAAAAGAGGGTACTACAAATGGATACTTCAACTCGCACAGTTAGTCCAAATGGCGCAAAAAACAGCATTAAACATGCGCTTAAAAAGCAACGTCCTATCTTCCTATGGGGACCTCCGGGCATTGGCAAATCAGATATCGTACAGCAGGTTAACGATACTTTTGCAAATTCGCACTTGATTGACATTCGCTTGAGTCTTTGGGAACCTACAGATATTAAAGGCATTCCGTATTTCGACAGCAACTCAGGTACAATGGTGTGGGGCGCACCTAGCGAACTTCCGAGCGAAGAATTTGCAGCACAATATGACCACATCACGCTATTCTTAGACGAAATGAACTCAGCAGCGCCTAGTGTACAAGCGGCAGCATACCAGTTGATTCTTAATCGTCGTGTAGGTACTTATAAACTTCCAGACAACGTATCAGTTGTTGCGGCTGGTAACAGAGAAGCTGACAAAGGTGTTACTTATAGAATGCCTGCTCCGTTAGCTAACCGCTTTATCCACTTAGAACTTGCTGTTAACTTTGACGACTGGTTTAGCTGGGCTGTTGCTAACAATCAGCATACAGATGTTGTAGGTTACTTGACATTTGCAAAGAAAGACTTGTACGACTTTGATCCTAAAAGTTCATCACGTTCGTTTGCAACACCACGTAGTTGGTCGTTTGTTTCAGAATTGATAGAAGATGACTTAGACGAAGCAACTACTACCGACCTAGTAGCAGGCGCAGTTGGTGAAGGTTTGGCTGTTAAATTTATGGCGCACCGTAAGGTTGCTTCAAGCATGCCTAACCCAAGTGACATCTTAGCAGGCAAAGTACGAGAGATGAAGACTAAAGAAATTAGTGCAATGTACTCTTTAACTGTGTCATTGTGCTATGAACTTAAAGAAGCAAGTGATGCAGGCGACAAGAAGTTTGATGACAAAGTGAACAACTTCCTACGCTTTTCAATGGATAACTTTGATACTGAATTGGTTGTTATGGGTATTAAACTTGCACTAACACAGTATTCATTGCCAATTGATCCAGACGAAGTAGAGTGCTTTGATGAGTTCCATGAGCGTTATGGCAAGTATATTAAGGCTGCACAAGAAGCGTGATAGAAGAAGGACGGGTTCTTTTGGATCCGTCCGTTCTTTCGAAATAATAATGGTTGACATATATACTAATGATGCTATAATATATGTATAAGTTAATAAAAGGGCGATGATAATGGCTACTAAAGATACAGCAAGTAAACTAAAAAACTTTACTCCAGACCCGGATATTACTCCAGAAGCATTAGAAACAATGCGTGTAGAAGTAATGGACCGTATTATTACGGCACGTATTGGCTTGCTATTGCGTCACCCTTTCTTTGGTAACATGGCAACACGTTTAAAGATTGTTGCTGCCGATGATTGGTTACCTACTGCGGCTGTAGATGGTCGTAACTTATATTATAACACACAATTCTTTAATGCAATGAACAATAAAGAAATTGAATTTGTTGTTGCACACGAAATTTTGCATATGGTATTTGATCACATAGGTCGCAGAGAAGACCGCGATCCAATGATCTATAACATTAGCGCAGACTACATTGTAAACAATACACTTGTACGTGATCGTATTGGTGTTATTCCTAGCATTGTAAGTTGTTATCAAGACTTTAAATACGAAGGCTGGACTAGCGAAGAAGTATACGATGACGTATACGAGCAAGCTAAAAAGAATGGCGAAGAATACTTGAAGCAACTTGGCGAAATGCTAGACGAACACCTCGACATGGACGGTGACGAAGGTAGTTCAGACGGTGACATGGGCGAAGACGGCAACGGTAACGCTACAAGCAAATCTAAGCCTACGTATTCTAAAGAAGAAGAAAAGCAGATCAAAGATGAGATCAAAGAGAATATGATCTCAGCGGCACAGAGTGCAGGTGCTGGTAATGTTCCAGGTGCAGTACAGCGTATTATTAAAGAACTTACAGAACCTAAGATGAACTGGCGTGAGATTATTCGTCAGTCAGTACAAAGCACAATTAGAAGCGACTATACTTTTAGTCGTCCTTCACGCAAAGGACAAATGAGCGGTGCTATATTACCTAGCATGGACTTTGAAGATACAATTGATATTGCTGTATGCATTGACATGTCAGGTTCAATTGGAGAAGTGCAAGGCAAAGACTTCCTAGGCGAAGTCAAAGGCATCATGGAAGAGTTTCCAGACTACAATATTAAAGTATGGTGCTTTGACACTAGAGTATACAACGAAGAAGACTTTGAAGCAAATGACGGTAAAGACTTGTTAGACTATGAACTAATGGGCGGCGGTGGCACTGACTTTATGGCTAACTGGACATACATGAAAGAACAGGAGTATGTTCCTAAGAAACTTATTATGTTTACAGATGGGTATGCTTGGGATAGTTGGGGCGATCCAGACTACTGTGATACAGTGTTTGTTATTCACTCAAACCGTGATAAGAATTTAGAAGGACCGTTTGGTACCTCAGTACATTACGATGCGGCTGCATGATAAAAAATAGAACCCCTAATCCATTAAATGTATTTGAAGTGAGGCAAGTCAAAGCAGCTCCGCCCCATTTCGAGTACGTTAACTTACCTATGACATATAACTTAGAAGATAGTCTAGTCAAGTGGATTAAACAACATCTAAAAAATAGATTCTATACAGGCAAAAACGTAAGCCTAGACAGTGATAACAAACTAACACAAGTATTAACTGTTGGGTTTGAAGAGACTAAAGACATGAGTTATTTCATGTTAGCGTGTCCACATTTAAAGTACAAATAAATAAAGTACGCATATATACTATAACAAGGAGAACATTTATGAGCGAAGATACAAACGTTGAAGCAGAAGTAACAGAGGCATCGGCGGCACCTAAAACTAGTGAAGCACAAGGTCCTGATCTAACTGTACAAGACTTACAAGCACTAAAGAGCATTATTGATGTTGCAAGTCAACGTGGCGCTTTTAAGCCTAACGAGATGATGACGGTAGGACAAACTTACAGTAAACTAGAAACATTTTTAGCAGCCGTTGCACAACAGCAACCTGCACAAGGAGCATAAAATGGCACTTAAACATGTAGGCCGTATGGCTAACAACAAGCGTAGAGTAATTGTTGCGTATAAAGTATTACCCGGTGATCCAGATCATTGTGTTGTAGTAACAACTGAAAACTTAGAAGCCGGTGATCACGATTCACTAATCAAGTTAGTCGAATCTGCGGCAGGACAAGAAGCAGATGACCTAGCAACTGTTATGATGCGTACACAACTATCAGACGGTAGTAACATGCTTGCACGTTTCCACACAACAGGCAAGATGGTTAAAGTTAAAACCGCAGAAATTGAAATGATTCCTAATCAGAATACTAGTATCAGGTTGAGTGATCTTAACGAAGCTATTGCACAACAGCGCGGAGTTACAGTTAATGATTTAGCTGTTAAAAGTGCTAGTGGACAAACTAAGGCACCAATAGGATCTAATGATCCAAAAATGACTGCTAGTGAAATGGCTGCGGCTGCTCCTAGTGTAGCCCCTGTCGCAGACGATGGCGTAATCACTGACGAAGCACTTGCTAAAAAATTCCGCAGTGATGCAGATCGCTTGAGTAAAGAAGCAGCTGAATTACGTAGACAAGCCGAAGAATTAGTTCCAACTAAAAAGAAAGCTGTTATTAAAAAGACTGCTGCAAGTGCCTAAAAATAAACTCCCCCCTGAGGTGATTAAACATTGGCCTGAAGTATTTAAAGACGTTGAAATTAAAGCCGTTCCCATCGAGTATATACATAATATACATGTATATTTTAAAGATGGGAAGGTTTGGCAAATTGATATGGACAAACAGACACGACAAGATGGCGGCGATGTTTCAAAAGTCGAAGAAAGTTTAGAGACATTTTTAGAGCAATACAACGACGAAATATCACACGTCGATTTTCGATTAAATACATCCAAAGTTGTCGCTGATGTTAAAAATAGAACCAAAAGTTTTATGAAAAAGCGCAAATAGATTCCAGGTAATCTTTAAAAATGTATAAATACTAATAATAGATATTCTAGGAGTATATACATGGCATTACGTCTAAGACGCGGCACAGATGCAGAGCGCTTGCTAATAA